CGCCGACCTTCGGGTTATGAGCCCGCAATCTTAAGGCTTTCTGTGATATTCTTATTAATTTAATAGGGAAATATGCAGGAAGCCCCTAGCCCTAAACTTTTACCTTTTTATGTCGTTAATAGGTTTGACTAATAGGAAGAATTGAGCCTATTCTTATTACTATTGTTAGCTTAGTTTAATCTTAATCGTGAAGATTTTAATCTTTTTACTCCCTAACACACGCCACCTATTGGAGAAGGCGAGAGGGGGTAAAGGATTGTAAAGGATTACTCTTAGATATCCATAGGATGGTAATAGAACTCTCTGTCTTTCTCTTAGTCTTACTAGAAGTCCATAAAGGAGGACAATATGACACTAGAGCAAAGACAATTAAATCTTGAACTTGAGGGTATCAACGAAGGTGTTGAGAAGATAAGAAAAGAAGTAGCTACTGCTAAAGCTAGAGGTGGCTATGGAGAGACTAAGGTTAGCTCAGTGCTTATCTATCAACTTATGCAGCCTTTTATGAAAGGTCTTATGGAATATAAGAAAAGTAAGCTAACACATAATGAAAGATTTATTAAAGACTTTATAGAGCGTATAGGATATGCTGAGGCTGGCTATATAACTCTAAAGATAATCTTTAATAGTGTATGTACTAAGCAGGTTAGATTGGTCTCCGTAGCTACAGCCATAGCTAAAGCTTTATTAGAGGAGCTAAATATCAAGAACTATAAGGCTGTTAATACAAGGATAGACATAACTGCTAACTTCTATATTAAAAGCCAACTACAAAAGCGAGTAAGTAAAGAAAAGATAGCTAAAGGCTTTCATAGATTTATGGATGAGACTGAGGACTTTACAAGAGAAACATTAGACACTAAAGAGCAACTCTTGATAGGTCAGAAACTCTTAGATGTCCTTATAGCTTCTACTGGTGTATTTGAGATTGGCGATAAGAGAGAAGGCTTTAATAGAATATCAAAGACACTTACTCCTACAAAAGAGTTTAGAGAATACCTAACAAAGATAGAGGGAGAGTGTGAGCTTCTTACTCCTATACTCTATCCTATGCTTATTAAACCCAGACCACACGAAGCAGGAAAGCTTGGTGGTTTCTTAACTCCAGTATTACAAGTACCATTAGTAAAGAACCTCTCAGGTAAGCCTAGTAATTATCTAAAAGACTATGAGATGCCAAAGGTTTATAGGGCTATCAATGCACTACAAGACACTGCTTGGTGTATAAACAAGAGAGTGCTAGAGGTAGCTCAGCATTTCATAGAGCTCGACAAAGAGATACCTGACCTTGAGATAACAAGTGGAACTGAGCTAGGATTTATCCCTAGACCTGCTGAACTACCTGAAAATGCTACTGATGAAGAGTACGCTTACTTTAAAGCTACATATCCTGAAGCTTATGCAGATTGGAAAAGAATAAGTAGAGCAACTTATAGAAAACAGATAAGTGATAGAGGTAAAAGACTTCTTCTTGTGTCTTTGATAGCAACTGCTATGAAGTTTAAAGACGAGAAAGAGTTTTACTACTGCTATAACCTAGACTGGAGAGGCAGAATATACCCTATTCAAAGTGGTGGTTGTCCTAACCCACAAGGCAATGACTTATCTAAGGCTCTTCTTAAGTTTGCCAACGGCGTAGCTCTAGGAGCTGAAGGGGCTAAATGGCTCTCAATGCTAGGTGCGAATGCTTTTGGAGATGATAAGCTCCCTATGAGTGAGAGATGGGCTTGGGCTAAGGCTCACGAGAAAGACATTCTAGCAGTAGCAGCAGACCCATATACAAACAACTGGTGGTTTAAAGCAAAAGGGTCATTTAAGTTTCTAGCTTTTTGTTTTGAGTGGAGCGACTATGTAGCTAGTGGATATAGCCCTGAGTTTATCAGCTATCTACCTGTGCCTCTTGATGGCTCTTGCAGTGGCATACAACACTTCTCAGCACTACTTCTTGATGAGAGGGGAGCACTAGCCACAAACGTTATCAACGGAGATATAGACAAGCCTAACGACATCTATGCAGAGGTAGCAAAAGAAGTCTCAAAGGTTGTAGAGATAGATGCAGCTAATGGTGTGCTTGAAGCTAAACCTCTAGTGGGGAGAGTTGATAGAAGTGTAACAAAGAGAAATACTATGACTACTCCTTATGGTGCAAGTAGAGATGGTATGAAAGAACAACTACTATCTGAGCTTAATCCAAAAGACTACACCTTTGTTGATACAAGCTTTGCTAAGATGTGTGTATATCTAGCAGATAGAAACAGAGAAGGTATAGAGAAAGTTGTAGTAGCCTCAAAGGATGCTATGGCTTTTCTAAAGGACGTGGCAAGAGTAGCAACAAAAGAAGATAAACCACTATATTGGACTACTCCAAGCGGCTTCAAGGTAAAGCAAGAGTATCGCAAGCTAACGTCAAAGCTTGTTGAAACATATTGGGGAGGCACTAGAGTAAGACTAAGTGTAGAAGAAGAGGCAAAAGATAGTGATAAAAAGATAGATAGTAGAGTTACAACTAACGGACAATCTCCTAACTACATACACTCAATGGACGCTTCACATCTAGTCCTAACGATTGATGCTTGTCTTGATAAAGGTGTAGAGAACTTTGCAATGATACACGATAGCTTTGCAACTCACGCAGGCAATACAGATACTCTACGTGATACACTCCGTGAAGAGTTTGTAAAGATGTATAGTGAGAATAACCTAGCAAAGTTTAGAGACGAGATAGCATCACAGCTTAGCCCTAAGAATGCTAAGAAGCTCCCTGAGCTACCTAAACAAGGTAACTTAGACATTACAAAAGTCCTAAACTCTACATACTTCTTTTCTTAGCCCTATCTTTTTAGGGCTTAACCTAATCTTAATCCATACCATTTTATAAAAAACAACTCCCTAACACGCGCCACCTATTGGAAGAAAAACCTTGAGGAGGCGTTTTATGACTTCAAACAAAACAATCACAACAGCTTACAACAAACTAAAGAAAGGAGAACAGCTAAACACTAAGCTTTACTGGGAACTCGTAGCGATAGGGCTACATCCGTGTCAGTTAAAAGAGGCGATAGCTCAAGGCATCTCTTTAAAAACACTCATAAGACCAAAGACAGATGCACTAGATGCACCTGCTAGAGTGTATGAAAGAGAGGTTAAGAGACTATTCAACAATGAAACATATATGAGACAGAATAAATATATTCGCTCATTAGACCAACTGCTACAAACTATATAAGGAGAACTACTATGGCAGAAACTAAAAAGAAACTTGCAAAACTTAATACACCTATTGGAGAGGCTAGATGGTGCTGGCTATATGAGCCTGATACTCGCTTCAAAGATGATGGAGAGTATCACGTAGATTTGGTGTTAAACGCTGAAAATCCAAAGGTAAAAGAGATAGTAGCAAAGATAAAGGCTACCTATGATGACTTCAAAGCAACCTTAGATGACCCTAAGAAAGCTAAGAAAGAGCCTAAGCATCTTGGCTTTGAGCCTGAGACTGATGACAATGGCGATGAGACAGGCAACTTAATATTCAAGTTTAAAGCTAAAGCTACCTTTGTAAATAAGAAAGGCGAGAGAGTAGAGAAGACGCCTCCTGCTGTATTTGATAGCAAGCTAAAGCAAATCAAAGAGCCTATATCAATCTACAATGGCACTACTATGATAGTTAATTTCAGTCCTAGCGGATACTTCAATGGCACAAACAATGGCGTAACCCTGTATCTAAATGCAGTACAGATTATCAACCTTGTAAGTGGCGGTAATGGAGACGCTAAAGACTATGGCTTTGGAGAAGAAGAAGGATACAGCTCAACTCCGTCTATGGATGCAGACGATGACACAGATGAGGGCGAGGTAAATGACGAGGACTTCTAAACCACAGCTAAACAAACAAGGCGAAAGAGTTAGAAGTGGCTTTGAAGCAGCTCTTACTGATGAGCTAACTAAGTTTAACATCAAGTATGACTATGAAGCTGTGAAGATACCTTACCAACCCTTACAAAAGGTTAAGCATTATGTGCCTGACCTTGTGTTAGCTAATGGCATCATCGTGGAGATAAAGGGTAGATTTACAAGTCCTGATAGACAAAAGCATAAAGCTATCAAGGCTAACTACCCTGACTTAGACATTCGCTTCGTGTTTCAAAAGCAAGACCAAAAGATAAACAAAGGCTCTAAGACGTCCTATGCAATGTGGTGCAGAAGCAATGGCATCAAATGTAGTGAGGGGCATATCCCTCCTGCTTGGATAGCTGAGCCTGTTAATGCTACTAATAAGGAGTACATAAAACAATGGGTAAAAAAATAATAATCAATCAAGAAAAACAAGTCCTTGAGTTTTTAAAGCTAGGGCTTACGCTTAACCCTGTGGTTGCTACAAGAGAGCTAGGGCTAATAGGCTCAACTCTAGCATATCACATCCATAACCTAAGACATAAAGGTTGGGATATAGAGACAAGGATAAAGCGGTCAAAGTATAGTGGCAACAAGTATGCTGAGTATCATCTTGACCCTTCTTGGAGACTTCTAAGTGAAGCAGAGAAACGAGAAGCCCTCAAAGGACAACGTAGCTTTCATATAAGAAACTTCAAGATTGATGACAGAGTAGAGCTTATAGATGGAACGAAAGGGAGCATAACAGGTATCTACAAATCAAACCTTCTAGTACTTGAAGATGAGAGTGGTAGAGAGAGCCTTATAAATCTAGCAGACATAGCTGTAAAACTAAGGAGATAGCTATGGCAGACTTTTTGAGGCACGAGCCTTGTGAGCTCTGTGGTAGTAGTGATGGTAAGGCTATATACTCTGATGGCTCTACGTACTGCTTCGTATGTGAAAAGGTAGGAAAGGTAGATGAAATGCAACAACAAACAACAAAACCTGAGCCAAAAGTAAAAGGCACTATGATAGCTAATGGCACTATCAAACCTCTAAACAAAAGAGAGATAAGCTATGCTACGTGTGCCTTTTGGAACTATCAGATAGGCAAGGATAGCAAAGGCAACACTTGTCAGATAGCAAACTACTATAACGATAAACAAGAGGTCGTGGCTCAGAAGGTAAGGTATCCTGATAAGAGCTTTGCAGTACTTGGAGATAAGCACCTCCCATTATATGGAGCACAGCTTTGGAGCAAGGAGAACGCAAATGCTATCATCATCGTTGAGGGAGAGATAGATGCCCTTAGTGTCTCACAAGTCTATAACAACAAGCGACCAGTAGTAAGCATACCTAACGGAGCTCAAGGGGCTAAGAAAGCTTTAGCAAAACAGCTTGACTATCTAAATCAATATGAGACAATCATACTAGCTCTTGATAATGACGAGGTAGGACGTAAAGCAATGCTAGAGTGTGCCTCTTTGTTTAAAGCAGGTAGCGTAAAGATGTGTTATTGGAGTGGTGGCAAGGATGCTAATGAGATGCTAGTAAAAGGTATGCTAGCAGATATCCATAAGAATATTAAAGAGGCTAAGGTATGGAGACCTGAGGGCATCATAAGCTCTAATGAACTAGACCTAGAGGAGTTAGTAGCACCTGTTAAACAAGGTATAGCTTATCCATATCCAAGACTTCAAGAGATGACACTAGGCTCAAGAGGTGGAGAGCTTATCATTTGGACTGCTGGTAGTGGCATAGGTAAATCAACAATACTTCGTGAGCTAGCCTATCACTTTGTACTTGCAAATAAGAGTGCAAAGATAGGTATGATATTTCTTGAAGAGAACATTAAAAAGACAGCTCAAGCATTCGTAGCTCTTGATAACAACATCCCCTTAGCAATACTGAGATACAACCCAAGCATACTTACTACTGATGAGTGGCAAGCCTCTAAGGCTAAGCTATTTGATAGTGGCAGGATAGTCTTTTATAAACACTTTGGCTCACTAGAGGGCGAGCATTTGCTTAGTGAGATACGCTATATGGTAGTTGGTCTTGGAGTAACTCACGTATTCTTAGACCACATAAGCATTGCTATAAGTGGTAATGAGAGCGACAATGAACGCAAGGACATTGATATGCTTATGACTTCTCTGCGCTCACTTATAGAAGAGACAGGCTGCCATATAGATGCAATAGTCCATCTTAAACGAACAAATAAAGGTAGCTTCAATGAGGGAGCTCAAGTAAGCCTGTCAGACTTAAGAGGTAGTGGAGCTTTAGAGCAGCTAAGTGATAGTGTAATAGCCCTAGAGCGTAACCAACAAGCTGACGGAGATACTAAAGACATTTCAACACTACGTATCCTAAAGAACAGAGAGATAGGTATAACAGGCGTTGCAGATAGCCTAAGATATAACAGAGAGACAGGTAGGCTAGAAGCAATAGATGAAGATGACAACGAACACTTAAAGGTTGTTGAGACCAAAGTGGAGAACACAGACTTTTAGCAGAAAGGAGAGAAATGCTAGTTTTTGATATTGAGACTGATGGCTTACTAAATGAGCTATCCAAGATACACACAATGACTATCTATGACACAGATACAAAACAATATAAGCGATATGACAAAGAGCATACTAGCGAAGGTGTAGCAAGATTAGATGGTGCAGAGGTTTGCGGACATAACATAATAGCCTTTGACATACCAGCTATAAAGAAGCTTTACCCCTCCTTTAAGCCTAAGAACGTCTTAGATACTCTTGTGATGGCTAGGCTAGCCCTAGCGGACATTAAGGAGTTAGACCTTGCAAAGAAAAACATAAGCACTAAGCTTTATGGCTCACACTCGCTAAGAGCTTGGGGAGAACGTTTAGGAGTGCTAAAGGGAGACTATGGAGAGACTACGGACTGGCAAGAGTGGAGCAAAGAGATGAGCGACTACTGCGAGCAGGACGTTAGAGTTACCGTAGCCTTACTAGAGTATCTTAGTAAGTTTAACCTAGAGGCTAGCTATGCCCTTACATTAGAACATAGAGTGCAAGAGGTCATATCAAGACAGATAGCCTTTGGGTTTATGTTTGATAAGGAGAGAGCTGAAGACTTCTACATAATGCTCTTACAAAGACAGAGCGAGCTCTTAAAAGAGTTTAGGGAGCTGTTTCGACCAAGACTAGAGAGTGATGGAGAATTTACTCCAAAGGTCAATAACAAGACTAAAGGATACATAAAGGGTGTGCCATTTACAAAGCTAAAGCTAAAGGAGTTTAAGCCAAGCTCAGGAGCTGATATAGCTAAATTCTTTATAGAAAAATATAAATGGCATCCTGAAAGCTATACAGATACTAGAGAGCCAAAGGTTGATACAGAGGTCTTAGAACACCTAAGCTATCCTGAAGCTCCTAAGCTCTGTGAGTATCAGCTAATATCCAAAAGACTTTCACAGCTAGCTACTGGCTCACAAGCTCTTATAGGGTGCTGTGAGAGTGATGGACGTATTCACGGATATGTTAATAGCTGTGGAGCAGTAACTGGTAGGATGACCCACTCAAGACCAAACGTGGCACAAGTCCCTGCTGTAAAGATAGACAAAGATGGCAACTATCTCTATGGAGCAGCAGGAGAGTATCAAACAGAGTTTAGAGAACTCTTTATAGTGCCAAAGGGCTACAAGCTAGTTGGCTGTGACGCTAGCGGACTTGAGCTTAGGACACTCTCACACTATCTAGCACGCTATGATGGCGGTGCTTATGGACGTGAGGTAGTTAGTGGAGACATACACACAGCAAACCAAAAGGCTGCTGGACTACCTACAAGAAACTCAGCAAAAACTTTCATCTTGACTAACAAGTTAAGGATGACTTTATGGGTAACTATAATGACAAAAACAAGGTTAATTCAGGGGAACTCTTACTAGGTAATGCTAAAGACAATCCTGAGCCAAGTCAAGTATTAGTATATACAAAACTCAATAGACCAAAGAGCAAACAAACAGCTCATCCAAGCAAATATCCACAAGGCTACTTCAAGCCTAAAGCCTGCAAGAAATGCTCTAAAATCTTTATACCTAAAGCACCAAGTGAGTGTTACTGCTCTGATGCTTGTAAAGATGAAGCAACAATCGACCACTACCTAACAAGAGAGTATGGTGTAACTTACGCAGATTACGTAAGGATGTATGCAGAGCAAAAAGGTAGATGCAAGATAT